GACGGGTAGATTAAGTTCGGATTAAGTCCATAAAGAGTCGAGGCAGTGCTGTTTGCCAACCCGACGAAATAGCCAGCACTGACTCCGTGGGAGGCGCTTGTCGCGTCATTGCGCACTTGGACGAAGAGAGCCTGATTGTTGCCTGCCGCTCCGGTCGGCGCATTGATGGCCTGAATACCAACGAGCGTATGGCCGTTCGAGTCGGTAAATCGTTGTTGGAAACTGAACCCGACATCAGTCCCCACGTATTGCGATGAAATACCAGGGAACGTGTAAAGACTTGGCATCATCACTGGCCCCAATGCCAGCGATGCTACCTGCGACCCTTCGTTGATCGATCCACTGAAATTGTAACTGCCGGATGGGATTAGGTATGAGACACCAAGCCCCATTGTCGCGTTAAACGCCGAGTCATCCGCAGTCACGCCGTTGCCGGTGGCTCCGTTGTCTGCGACCGATGGAAATGCTGCAAAACGTGTGGCAAGCGAGCGGGCAGTCGTGCTGCCACTGGATGTCACTGTGCCGGCGCTCAGATTGGTAACCGCACCCATCTGACCGGCAACAGAGCTGACAGGTGCACCTGACGCAGTGATGTAACCCTGGCTTTTCACGTAAGCGGTCGTTGCAACCGACGAGGAATTGTCCGAGTTCGCCGGTGTGGGAGCGGAGGGCGTGCCGGTCAGAACGGGCGAGGCGAGCGGAGCTGCGCCGCTGACGTCGGACACCGACAGCGTAATCGCTCCCATACGCCCGGCCACGGACGAGACTGCCCCGATGCCGGACGGGAGTTGAGAGGCTGGAACCTTGCCGGTTGAATCGAGACCGGCATAGCCACTGGCGATACCTTTGTTGGACTGCAATTCGACAGCGGAGCCGAAAGGCAATGCTGTGCCGCCGGTCACTTGGCCCTTCGCGTTGACGGCAACCGATGCGTAGGTGCCCGGCGTGGTGATCGTTGGCAGCGAGGCCACCAGAACGCCATTCGAACCGGGGCCGGTGCCGGAGAGATCGCCCCCAAAGGTGATCGGAGATGCAATTTTGGCCTGAACAAAGGCTGTGGTGGCGATCAGATTTGACGCGTTACCAGCAGGCGGCGTGGGGGCCGTCGGAGACCCGGTGAATGCCGGCGAGGCCAGCGGGGCCAAGACTGTTGGGTCAGCCGTTAACGCACCTGCGTTGACAACAAGCCCCATGCCCACGCCCACCGGCTCCGGCATGCCGGGAGATGGCGAGACGCGACCGAGAAGAGTGCCTTGCGCAAGCGTGAGTTTCGGCTGCAGGCCGGATTGCAGAACGTCGACGGTGACCGATTTCGACGTGCCTGCCTGATCGAGCAACAACAGATCGGTGCTGTTGGTGAGTGCGGCTTCGGGGAGTTGTTCCAAGCTGGGCATGCGATCTCTCCCCACCCCAAGCGGGGCGGTGTAGATGAGGATGAAATGTGCGGCTGGATCAGCTGTGCTGATCGCCCGTTACCCGATGGCGGCCCATCCGGTATTCCCGCTGCCGGACTGTTTCACGTAGAAGCTTGACCCAACCCCACCATTAAGATTGCGGAAGGTGGATCCCGGTGGGGCGGCGACGGAGCCTTGCGGAGAATTGCGGCCAATCAGTTCCATCGCGCCGGTGGCTTCCGTGTCCGAGACAATCCGCAGATGGCCAGAGCCACTGGTATGGAGTTGAACGTCGGCGTTGTTGGAACTGCGCAGCGAGGCTCCGCCGACGGTGTCGGGCAGTAGGTAGTCATTGCTGGAGAAGAAAGCCGCACGCCAGGTGTTGAAGGTGCCTATCCATTCGACATCGGCATTGGCTGCCACCGTGATGTCAGTGAGCGTCCAGTTTTCCTGCACGGGATTTGAGCCAGCACGATTGAATTTGACGGCTACATTGCATCGCACCCGCATGCGTCGCTCTTCCGGGATGGGAACGGAGGCATACGCGGTGGCGGTAGCACCGGAGCCATCTCCGGTGATCGTCACCGAGACGGTTGTACCCGCAACGCCGTAGCCAGAGCCGGGAGTGCTGACGACGATGCCGATAATACTGCCGCCAGAAATCATTGCCCGCGCGGTGGCTCCGCTGCCGGTGCCGCCGACAGTGACCGAGGCCGAGCTGTAGCCAGAGCCGCCCGTTGTCACCCGAATGAAGGTGATCTGGCCGGAGGTGGCGACCTGATAATTGGTCAGCATCGATTGCACGCCCGAAGGAGCCGCGCTGATCATGATGCCGTCAGCGATGTCTGGCAGCAGGATAGTCTGCAGACCGTTGTAGAGCGTGGGATTGGCAAAAAATCGCTGGGTGAAGTTCCACCGATTGCCCTCGATGATGACTTGATCGGTGTTGGCGGCCAGGGCGTTCGAAACTGATGCATTGCCGGTGCCGATGAAGTGGTTCCGGGCGATGAGCACACCTTGCGGTCCATCGCGCAGCATGATCCCACCAGACGTGCTGGCAGACATGGCGATCCAGTTGCCGACCAGCGCCAATTGATTGGTGGCTTGGCCAAAGTTTACCCCAGAGGCATCGGTTTCGACATTGTTGGCCTGAATGCCCCAGGATGAAGCGCCCTGGATGGTGTTCGATTCAACTTTGACGGCGGTCCCACCACCACAATTGATGCCGATGGTGCCACCGGTGATGTGATTCTGGCTGACGTCGCTCGACAGCGATCCGCCACAATCAATGCCGAACTGTGCCGTGCCAACGACCATGTTTCCGATAACGCGGCTGTAGGAGATGTTGGCCAGAATGCCTGCACCGGAGCTGCCGGTGGATCCATTGTTCGACAGAAGATTGCCTTCGACCAACAGACCAGAACCAGAGACGGCAATGCCGTAAACCGTGTTGTCGTGCACCACGTTGCCGAGCACGAGCGTGTTTAGAGCGTCTGGATTGGCATTGCCCCAGACCGGCGTCGTCGTGTTGGTGGCGTTGTAGTTGCCAACGACAATGCCGCGCTGGTTATTCCAAGCGACGTTGCCGATGATTTGGCCAAGGCGCTGTTTGAGGATGAAGCTGGTATCGTTGTAGTCGAGGACGATGCCATATTGGCCGTTGTCATGCGCCCGGCAAGAGTGAATGACGACCCCGTCAACCGCCTGCACCCAGACCCCGTTGAGGCTGTTGGCAGAGAATTCGCAGTCTCGCAGGATGTGCTGCGTGACGGCGGGGTCACTGGCCTGGATGGTGAGCCCATGGCCGAGTGTGGCACCACCGGCGTTGGTGAAAACGCAGCGATGGAAATCCGACGAGGCGCAGGTATTGGTGAGCAAAACACCCCAATTATCTGTGGTGATTGCTGATTTGTTGGCGTCGAAGATCACGCCGTCGGCGTGAAAGCCGTTGGCTTGGATGGATATCCACGCGCTACCGCTGGTCTGATGCAGGCGACGGATTGTGCTCTGGCCCGGAACACCGATGATCGTCGCATTGGCCGTCGCGATGGTGAGTTGGCCATTGACGATGTAGGTCTTCGAGGCCAGTCGGATCGGGCGGCCATACGTTAAGGCCGACACAAAGGCGCCAGTGTCGTCGGTGGCACCATCACCTACAGCGCCAAATGCTTCAATCGGCAGGGCATCGGCCATTTGGTCGCCAAGGTGGCGGGAGATGCCAATGCCCGTAGGGGTGACGGCCAAATGGGAGACATCCAAACCAACTTGGTTCGACACTCCGGCCAAGAACAAGGCGTATGGTAGCGCGGTATTGGCTCCGCTCTGCCCCATGACGACCAGATCGCCTGACGCGGGCGACGTGCCGGTTGGCAAGGTGCTCGCATTGAATGGGGTGGCGTTGGCGCTCAACGTGCCGCTCGCGAGCGAGAGATTGGCACCGACTGTGATGTTTTCCACGCCTCCAGAGCCCGATGAGACGCGGCCAAGCAGTTGTCCGGTGGTGAGCGCCAAGGTTGGCTGCAATCCTGCGGTCAGTTGCGACACCGAAGCCGCTCGGGTGATGCCGCCTTGGCTGATGGGAAGAAGATCAGAACTGGCAGCGGCAGTTGCTGCCGGAAGATCGGGAATTGTGGTCATGAGAGCTTAGCCTCCAATCGCGATCGGATTGCCATCTTGATCCGTGATGATCGCGCCGGTGTCCGATGTCAGGATATCGATCGGTGCCGAGGCGGTGGAGAGCGACAAGACCGGTAGGATAACGGCGCGTGACAGTGTCCGTCCGGATGTCGTGCCGACCGAGACTTGAACGACGTAATTCGTACCGGCATTGCCTGCGCTGAACCAAAACACGGCGATTGCACCGTCGGCGGAGGAACTGTTCAGCACCAAGTCGCCTGCATTGCCGGCCGGCGTGATGGTGACATCCAACGTGGCAATACCGTCGCCGCGGTTGCCGAGCAGACCGGCCGCGATCTCGAATTCATAGTCGAGCACGTCATTGGGATCTTTGCTCGGCCAAACAAGCGGAGCCGGAGGGGCTGGAATGGTGCCGCGTGGAACTGGGGCAAAGCCGTCAAGCACGACGCGGCGAGCACCAGAGGGGCGCCAGACATGGGTGGCTATGGTCGGCATCTGGGGTCAGCCTCCGTTCGCAGAGGAAGTGGTGGCCGGCGCCGCGCTGGACAGTGCTGTGATCTGCGCCTGAATCGACGCAAGTTCCGCCTGAAGCTGTGTGAGGCTGGGTGTGGCAACAGGAGTTGGGGTGACAGGCGTCGGCGCGGAGAAGCTGCCGTTGCAGAACACCCAGCCAACGGCCACACCGCAGGTCGTCACGGGCTCCCAGACCAGGGTCGGGTTGAACAGTGTGCTGGGGTCGGCAGCACTTTCGAACAGCTCGGCGACGCTGCCGTTCTGGATGCGGGCATAGGTATTCATGGTCAGTACTCCACAGTCACGAGGCCAGCGCCGCCATTGCCGCCAAGGGCACCAGTGCCTGCGCCAACCGTGCTGTTCGAGCCGCCGCCGCCACCTCCGCCGCCATAGCCTTGACCCGCATAGCCGGTGATCGCGCCAGTGGTGCCGCGACCGTTACCGGGACCGCCGCCATCACCGCCTCGGGCACCTGAAAGGACACAGTCGGTGCCGTAGCTGCCGGAATTGTTCACCGTGCCACCGACGCCGCTGCCCCCTGCACCGCCCGCCATCGGGCCATAGGTTGTGCCGCCCACACCGCCAGAGCCACCGGTAGCCGAGACATATGTACCGAAGCTGGAGGTGCCTCCCACGCCGCCGGTGCTGCCGGAACTCGCGGTGCCGCCCGGTCCCACGGTGACTGGAATAATCGCGCCTGGTGTCAGGCCGGTCAGAATGGCCAGAGCACTGCCCCCTGCCCCGCCGCCGCCGCCAGGGGCTGTGGAGTTGCTACCACCTGCCCCCCCCCCGCCGATAACATTGACGCGCAGACGCGTGACGCCCGCAGGGACGGTGAAGCTGCCCGAACTGGTGAAGGGCTGGATGGAGGAGAAGCCGGGACGAAGATTGGAGAGCTTGTAGGGGATCACTGGCGCCTGCGCGTAGGCGGCGATGCTGGAATTGGTGATCTGCGTCTGCCCATACGCCACGGTGACCACCGCAAGCCCGGACCACCCAGCGTCAATGGTGGGGGTGATCTGGCTGCCGGTGGTGGCGGGTGAGCCGGCTTTGAGTTGGAACTGAGCGCGTTGAATACGCTGTGTGTTCTGTGCCGTGCCAGCATTTGCCGGTCCGAGATACGGCACGGATGGATTGGCGGCGTTGTAGTAGGGCAGCACGACGGGTGTGACGTCGCTTTCGAGGAAAGCGGCTTCCAGCAGGTAGGCGGTGGATTGCCCGGTGGTCGTCGGTGCCGTCAGCGTGAAGGAAGTAGCCGTCAGATTAACGCCCATTTTGACCAGTGCATCGGACGTATCAGCTGCGAGCGAGCCATAGGCATTCTGGTCGACCGTGGTGAGCTGGGTGATGCTGCCGGGGCCCACGGTGATCTGCATGGAGGCGGGCGATGTCGGCGCGACGGCTAAGCCGTCGACGACGGTGGACGTGCCAAGGATGGCCTGTGCAAGGGCACCGAGGGCGACCATCGCGTTGCGGTTGGCGTTCAGCATATCGGAGTCGAGCGGGATCGCGCCCGGATAGACGATGGAACGGTCCATGATCAGAGCTTTCGGAGCAGGTGAGCGGGAAGCACCGGAGCGGCACTAGTTCGAAATGCGGGTCCAGGCGATGGCCGAGCAGGGCATCACGCGGGCGATGGCGGCCTCAATGTCTGAGTCGGAAATCTGGCCCTGGATCATCGACAGCGAGGCGTATTCGATGGCTCCTGCGCCGTAGCCACCGTTTGGGCCGCCATAGCCAGCGATGGTGGAAATACCGCTGCTTTGCGCCCGATAGGCGGTGACAAAGCATTGATAGGGCAGCGCCAAACTCCCCCATCCACCGGCGAGCCCGTAGCCTGAGGCGATGTGATAGCCGCCAGTGTCTGCTGGTCGCGATGGCTCGAAGACTAGGGGCACGCGGCCGGTGAGGTCGGTCAGCACCGAGACCACGGCGGCACGGGTGTTGCGCTCCCGCACGAGTTCGCTCTGGATGCGAACCCGATAAGCCGCATCAGGCTCGGAGAGGCGGCGCGGTAGGAGGGAGCCGAGAAAGTCTTTCGAGATGGCATTGAGGAAGCCGCCCGTTGCGGTGGCGATGCGGGTTTGCAGGCGGGTGAAGCCGAGTTGCCCGTAGAGATGGGACCAAAGCTGAGCCAAGCCGGACAGCAAGCCGTCAAGGATCGGGGTGCTGTCAGGGAACCAGCTTTTGGGAAGTGTGGCCTTGAGGCGGGCCAGCATGTCCTGTGTGTCGCCGATCATGGTCAGGACACCGCAATCGTGCCGGGGCGAATCAGGCCCGCAGCGGTTGGGACGAGGTCTGCGGTGCCGGAATTGAGCAGCACGCTGGTCACGTTCATCACATTCGGGTCTGCCGCGTAGACGAGTTGAGTGATGCGTGACCAGGGCAGCGGCACACCGATGGTCAAAGCGGTGATGGCGCTCGTCAACGCGGTCGCCACGTTGCTGACGATGGTGGTGTGGTTGACGTTGGCGGGTGTGGTGATGGTGAGCGAGATGTTCGCCGTCAGCAGCATGGGCGGCTGCACTGTGTAGAGTGAGCAGATCGGCCTCGTGGCCTCAACGGCGCTGGCGACGGTGGCAAGCAGACTGGACGACGGGGCACCGGAGCCGTCATCGACGGTGAGCACGAAGCAGCCCATCTGCGAAGCACCGCTGGGCGACGTGTTTTCCTGCACGGTGTAGTCAAGCCCTTGGCGGACTGAGAGCACAGCGTTGCCAATCGCTAGAGGCGTGCTGCGTGAGCGAGTGGCAAGGTAGGATGAGAACCGAGTGCGCAGAGCCGCATCACTCTCGGCATCCAGGCCGCCTGCGAGTGAGGCGGGGTTGATTGCGGTGTCGATGCCGGGAATGGCCGAGGCAAGCAGGGTGATCGCACCGGCCTGAACGTTGCTGGCGCTGCCGGGGATGACCGCCTGGATCGGCACGGACACGCTGGAGATCCCAGCGCCGAGAACGTAGCCATTCTGGAGGGCGGACCAAGCGGCGTTGGTGGTGTCCTGGGTGACGATGAAGCTCATGCTGCCATCAGCACTGCGTAGACTGGTGCCAAGCGGTATCAACGCAGCGAGCGTGGGGGTAAAGCGGGAGAATTGCGCAATTCCATCGGCGGGTGAGGCAGGCAGCCGAGTGACGCTGAAATCAGCGACGAAACTGTCCAGATCCGGCCCGTTGCTGGTGGCTGCCCGCGTGGTGGAGAGCACCTCGACGATCAACCACTGCATCCATAGCCCAAGCGCCGCGTTGGCCTCCAGGATGGCGCGCAGAGTGGAGCCGACTGTCAGGTCAATCAGCTGTAATGCCGCCCCCTGCACGGCGGCGGCGGCATTGGAGACCATGGTTGAGAAGTTCTGAAGCTGTAGCTGCATAGTTCATCCCCCCACTGTGAAAGACAGCGATTGCGTGGCGTCCGACGCCGCGTCGGCATAGCGCAGGGCAAGCGCGAGGCCGCCTGTGGGGCCGCTGCCGAGTACGGGAGAGACGTTGATCACCGGCTCGGGCGTCTGAGCGACACTTGGCTCCTGAAAGATCTGACCGCGCACCAGGGCAGCAATTCCGGCTGGATTGGCGGGCTGGCCGACAAATCCAGGCAGGCCGGCGCCATAGTCGAGCTGCCAGATATAGTCACCCTGATTGGTCAGTAGCCGCCGCAAAACGCGCTGGCGCGTCAGGTCAGGGCCGTTGGCGAGCGCGAGGTCACCGGTGGGCGACAGCGACAAGTCGCTGCCCCATTGATGGAAAAGATCGGGCATGAAGGGTCAGTCCGGCTGAGATGTGGTGGGGCTGCTGCCGTGGACGTGGGTGTCGTAGTGCTGGCGCAGACGGGCGAGGCTGCCGGTGCCGTCGGAGACGTTGCCGGTGGCGAAAATGTTGCCGGTCAGGTGCAGATCACCATTGGCGTGAATGGCACCATCGGAGGTCAGCTTAAGAAATGCGCCGGTCTGATGAACCAACCAGAGTTCGCCCGGGGGTGCTTGCGGCGTCTGTGCCTTGTCGGACCAAGCGCGACCGATGACGATGCCGTGCTCCGCTTGGCCTTCCTGGGCGAGAATGACGACCTGATCGCCAGGGCTCGGCGGGCAGGACATTCCCCAGCCGGCACCAACCCACGGCGAGATTACCGGAAGCCAACCCGAGACGATGCCTTCAGGCTGGATTATCACGCGGACGGCGGGGCGGGTGGGGTCGACGCTGGTGACGGTGGCGAAGCGGGGCTGTCCAAGGCCGGAATCTTGGGCAGCGGATTGTGCTTTCAGGGCGTTGAAGAATCGATCCATCAGGAAACCCCTATCGACAGGCCCGGCGAGGCGTTGCGCGCGCGCAGGCTTTGGGTGAAGCCAGATTGGACAGAGAGGCGGCGGGTGATGCTGTCGATCCAATAGTTTTGGTCGAAATCCGTGTTGCTGCCGGTGAGTGCTATTTGCTGGCGGGGGGCGAGTTGTAGTTCGCCGGGCATCTCGGCCTCGATCACCCGTTCATGCAGGGTCAGTTCGGTCAAGCGCCGCTGGGCGAGGGCTTGCGCAGCCGCAGCCGTGAGGTTGGGGACAAGATAGGTGTAGGAGAGCGGAGCAGCGCGCCCTGCCCCACCTGAACCGCGCGAGACGGTGGCGGTTTGACTAACTGCGATATTCTGGCGGCTGTTCCAGCTCTGGACGGTGACGGAAATGTCGCGCGCCATCGTGAAGCTACGTTCGAGTGACAAGCGCAGGAAATCCGAGGGCAGGAAAAGCGGCGGAATGGCGGTGGTTTGGGCGCTGGGTTGGAAGTTCAGCGTGGAGCCGGACACCCACAGATCAAAGCCTTCGCGGGCGGCAAGCTGCAGCAGCAAATCCCATTGGCTGCGTGCCTGGCAATGCGCGGACAGCGCAATCTGGTCGTGTTCCAGCTGCCAATAGCTGCCGATCAGTGTGGTGGTGGGGGCAACGTTCGGGATGAGGTCGGCTTGCGTTGCGAATTTCGTCGCGACGTCGCTGGACGTCTGGTTGGCAAAAGTCTCTGCGAGACGGCTTTCGATCAGGCGCGAGGACAGATCGCGGCCTTCTAAGGTGAGTTGCCCGGAATTCGGATCAAGGCGGAGTAGATCAATGTTGCCTTGGATCAGACTGGTCCAGGAGAAGCCATCAAGGCTGATCTGGATGTCGATCAGTGTGCTGCCGGTGTTGGCCCAGGCGGCGGCGGTGAGTGGGGTGGTGGCCAGCGCGAGGCGAAAGCGGTCGGCGGTGGCGTGGGCGGTGGAGATCACCTGCGCCGAGATCGCGCCGGAAACCGCTATGCCGTCGGCCAGCACAAGCAGACGGGGCTGACGGAATGTGCCGGGCATCTCAGCTTCCCACCGGCAGGCCGCCGGTGGCGGTCGGGTCGATGCGTGGCAATTGCAGGGTGACGACGCCTTGCAGAATGGGGTCGGAGAGGTTGTTGAGTTGGGCGATGCGGATCCATTGGGTTGCGTCGCCAAGTTGGCTGGCGGCGATGTGGTAGAGCGTGCCGCCGACGGTGGTGATGGTGTTCATCGCGGTCTACCCCAGAAGAGAATTACGGGCGGCACGGGCCAGATAGAAGGAGGCAGTGGCCTGCTGAGCCGCCGTTGCAGCCAGCGCTGGAGCCATAGAGAGATCGATGCTGCCAGCGGAGAAGCTGTCGACGGGGGTGGCGGACTGGCTTGAGCTGAGACCGGCGGCGACCGCTAGGTCTTGAACCACGGATTGGGCGGCGGAGAGCAGAACAGCGGCGGGGGAGCCGGAATTGTCGCTCAGCACGGCACAGGTGATGCGATAGGGAATCCAGTTCGACCGCCGGTAATCGGCATCGAAACGCGCGATCACCACCGAGTAAGTGAAATCCTGCCAAGTGAGCGGCCAGACGCTGCCATCGGCGCGCATCTGGTCTAGCAGGTGGGCGCGGGAGGTGGCGTCTGGACCGGAGAAGATGCCAGACCAGGACACCGGTGCGTCGTCACGGCCCATCGCATCGATAATGCGAGCGCCGCCGGGCAGACGGTGGATGGTCAGCGACTGCGTGCCGCCCCAGGAGATGGTGGCTGGAAGCTCGAAATCGGTGAACTGGACCGGGCCAAGGGTGAGAACCGGGATGCTCATGCGTCATTGCCCTCCCTGGGCGGCGCCGGGCCAGGCGATGGAGAGGCTGGGATCAAAGCCTGTGCCGCCATAGCTTGGGCGATTGGCCTCGCGTGCGAGGTGGTTGGAGACCCAATGACCGAGGCGCTCGCCGTCGAGATAGACATCCCCACCCGTGGGGGCGTTGGTGGCTTGCGCGCGAGGCGGGGCGTAGGAGGTCGCCGGCGTGCTCGATAGCTCCGGCGCATTCGGAGCCGCGTCGACCGCCTGCGCAGGTGCCAATGGCGTGCCCGGCCAAGGCGTTGAAGTTTGTGCTGCCGAGGGTTGTGCTGCCGTGAAGCGGTTGGCAGGTGCGGTGGGAGCATTCGTCGGGGTGTTGGAAAGCACCGGTGCCAGGCTGATATCACTGCGCGTTGTAGTGGTGTTGATGGCATGCGCGGGCGGTGCGGCCTGCAATGGCGCAATCGGAGCCGTGGGCGGCGGGTCAATGCGGACGACCGGGGCAGTCGCAGATGTTGAGCCTTGTCCCGGAGTGAGCGCTCCAGGTGCAACAGCCGGGGCGGTTGCGCTGAGATCTGCAGTGGGTTGTGTCACTGGGCGCGGCGGCGGGGACTGGATCGGCAGTGGGACGTGTGTGCTGGTTTCGGTCAGGGCGCGCAGCCCCTCGGCCGAGGCGGCGATGGCTGCATCGAGGGCGGAGAGGTCGGCGCGGATGGACGCCAACCCGGCGCTGACGCCGTTGTCGAGTGCTAGGCGGATGCCGATGAGGTAATCGTCCATGTCACTTCCCGTTCAATGGGGCGATGGCGTTGCGGGCGATCAGGCCGAGGCGGTGCGCGATGCCGGGGCCGGCAATGGCTGCAAGCGGGCCGAAACTGGGGCGCGGAGGCAGGGTTTGACTGCCATGCTCCTGGTAATGCGCGACGGGGTCGTTGCTGCCGACCACGGCTTCGGTGTCGGCAGCAACCATCTCGATGCTGTTGTGCAATGTGCCGGTGCGTTGCCAGGGATGGCTGTGCGGTCCGCCGGGTGACGTGGCGAGGGTTTCACGCAAGGCGGAGGCCAAATTCTGTGCCTCCTCGGCCAGAGCTGCCGCCAACGCGCTCTCTAAATGAGAGCCGAGATCGGCGGAGATGCCGGTGAGTTTCATGGTGACTGCCTCCATTCCATGCGGATGAAATCGAACTCCCGTCCATCCAGCCGCCCGAGGGCGACGATCCAGGCGAGGCGGTCTTCGGGCGGGAGCGAGAAGGCGACGTCGAACGGCACCCCGTTTCGGAGGAGGTAGAGGCAATCCACCAACTCGGGGTGCCTGCTCAGTTTCCCGCGTGATCGGCCAAGCTGGGGGTGTCCTGGGACGAGGCTAGGGCCTTGGCGATGGCGGCGATGCCGGTGTCGCCGAGCTTGCCGACCAGGGCTTCGATCTGGGCTTCATTGATCGCAGGCGGGACGGGGATGCCGTCGATCTCGGTGACAGCACTGGCCAGCGTGGCCATGCCGAGCCAGAGCGGGTTTTGTGCCAAGACGGGGCCTGCGGCCTTAAAGAGGCGGAGTTTGTCGAGAGCGTTGAGTCGGTGGAGGCTGAGGGATCGCCCGGATGCGTCCTGCACGGTCTCGGTGGTGGTGAGGAAATGTTGGGTCGGAGTCATCGGGGCTCCTGTGGTGGGATGGCGGGCCATCCCACCCAATTGTCATCAGACACGGACGCGGCGGGCCGCGAAGAAGTCGAGGCGCTGTTTGACGCTCTGGTCGCCACGCCATTGGCCGGATTGGGTGAGTTTGAAGACCACCTGTTCGAACTGATAAGTGCTCGTACTGCCATTCGGCTCTGAGACGTATTGATAGAGCGTGCCGCTGGGCACGGCACTGCCGTTGACGTAAGCGGCCTCGAGCTGGGCGATGAAATCATCCACCGCCGAGCCGCCGCGTTCGAGGTCGAACTGACCTTCCCAGCCTTTCGGCAATTCGGCGGCGAGTTGGGAGCCGTCGATGCGGTCAACGCGGATCGGGGCGGTGAGTTGGCGGGCTTCGAAGCCTGTGACGTGGGTGAGGTCGATGCGGCCATAAGGGCCGAGGACGACGAGTTGGCAGTCGCGGCCGATGGAAAAAACGGTGCTGGTCATGAGTGCCGCTCCTTACGCGTTAAGGCTGCCGGGCGTGCCCGGAAGGGTCTGGCGCTGGACCTGAACGGTCTGGCCGCCTTCGATGTTGACGATGAATTTCTCGTTGATCGCCTGGTAGCGAACCTGCGCGTCGGATTGGACGTATCCCAACCCAGTACGGCTGGCCGGGTTGTTGGAGGTGTCGCAGATCACGCTGAACGGCGGCGAGCCATCGGTGCTGCCGAGCAGACCCTGGCCTAGCATCGCTTGCAGGAAACTCAGTTGAGTGGCGCGGATGCGGCGGAACAGTGACTGGTTGATCACCTGCCCGACATATTGCCCCATGCCCGATGCGAGGGTGGCGGCGATGTAGTTGGTCAGGCGGGTGTAGTTGTCGCCATTTATGGCGGCGTTGGAGCTGGAGTTGTGGCCACCGCGCACCCCCCAGAAACTGCCTGCCGGTTGTGGATTGGCGATCACGTCGATGCCTGCTGCGAGAAGCACGCCGAGATCGGCCGACGAGTAGCTAGCCTGCTGCGTGGTGCCGGGCGCGCCGGATTTCTGGCTGCCGACGACGCCAAAGAGCGGCTTGTTGAGCGAGGACTGCTCGGGAGAGAGATTAGCCAATCGCCCTGCGACAAAGCCCTGCGGAGAGACAAGGCGCAGACTTGCGTTGACTTGATCGTTCCACCAGATCCAGTCGCCAAACATCAGCTTGCAGGCATAGGTGTCCAGGCCGACCGCCTGTTTGGTGGCCACCGCATTGGCGATGGTGTCCGCGGCTGGGCCGGTGAGGATCATGTAGAGCCCCTCCTGCAAACCAAAAGCCGCCTGTGTCGTCCATTGCGAACTGTCATCGGCATCGGAGAGCAGACCGATGGAGCAGCCCTGACCGCGCAGGGCATACATGCCGTGACGCGGCACAACGTCGCTGCCGATCAGTGTGGCGGTGGTTGCCGTCCCTGCCCCATCGGTGCCGGGCGTGCCTGCAGCAAAGTTGGTGGAAAAGGCGGTAACGGTGGCAGAGGTGCCGCCTGCGTTGGCGACAACCAACTGGCTCGGGCCGCGCTGCAGACCGGTGCCGACGTTGATGGCGGTGGCGAAATTGGTCCAAAACGTCGCACCGGTGCCCGCAACATTATCGAACACTTCAGGCTGTAGACCGGGAAGAGTTAGGGTCAGGCGCCAGGTTGCCGCCTTGCTGCCCGCGCCAAGCGTGACTGAAATCTGATTGCCGAGGCTGCCAGTGTAGAGGGCGACAAGGGTGAAGCCGGTGCCGGGCAGCGTGAGTGTGGCGGCGGTGTCGGTGCCGTCGGTTGCGCGCACACAGCGGAAATTCGAGGCACCCTGCTGCACGGCGGTCGCGATCTGGGTGCCCATGTCATATTTGCGGGCAACCAGCGGGCCAAACGTGCTGGCGTAATCGGTCATCGTAGCGATGATCGACGGCTGGCCAACCGGCCCCCATGATGCGGTGCCGACAACGCCTGCGACGTTGGTTGGCACACCGTTCAGCACGAGGTTCTGCGGTGGGACAATCTGGACATAGAGATCGGGCACCACGAGGGCGGTGGTGTTGATGCTGCCCTGTTGGACAATCGGCATGGATCAGGCCTCCTTCGGTGCCGGGATGCGCACGACGTGATCGGCGTAGGGCGAGGCGAGGATGCTCGCGATGGTGGCGGCGTCAGTGACGACATCGCCCTTCTGGTGCGCACTAAACGGGCGCACCACGACGAGATGCTGGTTCATGGAAAATCCTTCAGCCGAGGAGGGTTTGGGTGGCGGTGCCGTTGGGCAGCAATTGCGAGAGCCCGAAAATCAGCGCCGGAAGGGTTTCGCTGGCGGTGGTGGCGTATTCGACTTCGAGAAGCAGATCGCGTCGGTAGAGATTGGCGTTCTGGCTTTGGTCAAAAACCAGCGTGCCCACTTCACGCAGGCGGGCGGCGGTGCCGTCGGGCATGGTGAGGTAATTCGTTAGCGACAACGCCTGATCGATGGCAGCGGCGGCCGTGTCGCGCGTGGTGGGCGTGGGACACCAGCAGGATAGACGGATGGTCTGCGTCTGGCGGCGGGTTTCGGCCTGCGCGGACTGATCAGCCACCACGCGGCCAATGACGCTGCCTGCACCGGGAATTGTGATGCTGGCACCGGAGAGTTGGGCGATGCGGGTGGTGCGGATATAGGCGGCTAGCGTGGCGGCCACCCCTTCGGGTGTGTCGCCGGGCTGGGTGCGATGCACGAAAGCCGCGTTGTCGATCAGCAGACCGGCGAGTTGGCCAAGGCTGGCGGTGCCGCCGAATGCGGCGGTCTGGCTGGAGACGGCGACGGTGAGCGTCGGTGTGATCGGTGCGGCAGGCGCTGGTGGGTCGATGAAACGGGTGGTGTCTCGTCGCGATTGAGCGTCGGGGAAAATGGTGATGTTCACGTTGCCAGCTGCCAGATCGGTATTCAGCGCCGCCGGGTTAGGCCAGCCGCGATAGACGCGGGTGAGCGTGCCGAGGATGGAGGGCGCGGCGGTGCCTTGCGGGTAGAGGATCGTTTCCACCAGGGCGGCGATGACGGTTTCGACGTCAGAGAGATCGGCCATGCTTGGTTGCCCTTACGTCGATGCGGCCTGGACGGTCAGCCTTGTGCCGTATTCGGTGGTCTCGATGGTGGCGATGACGCCAGTGCGGCCCTGATCGTCGGTGAGTGTGTCGGTGGTGAGCAGGCCGATGTGCAGGCTGGGCGGCAGCAGGACTTGCCACATGCCTGGACTCAACTCTGCCGGGATCGATGCGAGGCCGGTGCCCTGGCTGCCAGCGGCGAGAACGGAGGCGGGCCAGTTGGCGGCAATGATGGTGCCCAATGCCGCCACGGTGCCGCCGTAGAGGTTGACACCGGCGACCGAAGCAGAGGCTGGGCGTTTGATCGTCACGCGGCGTGGGGCGTGGACGCACAGCACTGGCAGCAAGGGCTGCTGGGCGGCGATGTAGAAGACTTCGCCGTCATAGCGACGGATCAGGATGTCGCCGGGCTGGGTGTAGCCAGCATCGATGGCGACTTCCCATAGCGGGTCAGTGGCGGGCACCGGGCGGCGGGTTTTGCCGCCGAGGGGCAGGAAGATCGCGTTCAGGCGGAGGCGAAAACGGTCCTGCCCGGTGGGATTGTCGAGTGCCGATGTGCCGGGCTGACGGAGGTCGGGCGGGCGGTAGAGGTTGCAGGGCAACCCAATGCGGGCGGCGGCGCGACCGGCGGCGGCGTTGAGCCGGTCCTGCAGCTTGAAGCCGTCCATCAGACCACCAGCCGTAACGAGCCGTCACCCAGAGCCGGGCCGGGTGGGACGCCGAAGAAGCCGCACAGACGCCTGCGCCAATCGTCAAAGAGTCGTGTGCGTTCGGCTACTTCTCGGGCATTGCGCACCCAGGCGGCAGCACTGTCGGTGTCCAGCGTGGCGGAGGCCGACGTTACCGCCGTTTCGAGTTGAGACAGGGTGGTGAGATAGCCGCGTGCGACACCTTCTTCAGCGTCGGAGAGGCGCTGCATGCGGTATTCGAGCAGACCATAGGCCTGATAGAAGCGCCAATTGCTGAAACCACCATTGCCGATGCCATAGGCTGGATAGCCCATGTGACGACGCAGGTCGGTGAGTTCACTGTCGGTGAATGACATGGGTTCGCTCCTCGGCGCGGCCTGGAGTGGATAGAGAAATCCGTGGGGCGGGCGATCATCCGCCCCACGGTTCTGTTCAGCCGAGATGTTCGATCATCACCGCACGCTTGAAGTTCGCGTTGGTGGCGGTCGGGATGGTGGTCGGGCTGGTTGTGGTGTCGGACGGGGTGCAGAAGCCGCCAATCCAATACCAGGACTGCGCGATGATCTGCTGCAGACGGTCGATCGGCTCGCGGGTGACCATCGCGATGCCGTCGACGATGGAGATGATGCTGTCAGCCGGTGCCACATCGGCTTCGGCCAGACCGGCGTAATCGCCTTCGATCAGAGCGCCCTTGCCGCAGACGATCGGGCGACGGACCACTGCGCCGGAAAGCGTCGGATGGCTCTGCACATAGGCTTCGTTGGTGGGGATGAAGCGCAGGCCGAGGAAGTCGTTGACCATACCCTTCTTGAAGACCTGATTGGCCGAGGTGGCGCCGGTGAAGAGCTGACGGAAGGCATTGTCAGAGAACAGCTGACGTGCCGAGACCGGATCGAGGTAGCAGTTATAGGCACCATCGATTTCCGGCACCGCGTTCAGACGCAGCTGCGCCACCGCGTTGAGCAGGGTGGACATATCGAGGATGTCACCCGCGATGATGTTGGTGGTGGTGGTGCGGCTATTCGGCCGCATGATCGACGAGGCAGTGGCGGCAGTGACGGCGTTCAGCGCCGTGGCATCGGCCACCAGCACGCTCGTCGAGAAGGTGAGAACACCAGACACACCGTTGGGTGCGGAGGAGCTGTTCACCGAATCTGCGGCAGCACCGATCAGCGTGTAGGAGTTGGAGCCAACTGCGACGGTCATGCTGGACGAGCCGCCAACCGGTGTCTGCACGCCGTTGACGAAGACGGTCTGGAAGCCACGGATATCGTCCACTGCCACCGCCGGGCCCGCCGTCGTGAGCGTGACGCGCACGCGCGTGTTGCCGCCGAAATAGGCGCTGAACAGCGAGTTGCGGGCAATTTCGTCCAGGCTGCGGGCGGCCTGCTCGCCGTTGATCGCCGCGTTGAGCAGGAACTGCGAGGCGATGCCGACGCGCGCGGTGACCATGTTGAGGTCGGTGGTGGCGGCGTAGTGGTTGATGGTGATGGTGTATTGCTCGACACCAAAGGTCTGAGGGGTGAGCCCGTTGTCGAGATTGGTGTTGGTGGCGGGCGACAGCGGAGTGGTCACGGACGGCTTCAGCCCGGCACGCGTTTTGGTGAGGGTTTCACCGATGCCGACGGAAAATTCCTCACGGTCTGCGCACATCCGATAACCGAGGCGAGAGGTCAGAGCGGCTTCGAATTCGCGCTCCAGAAAGCCCTGCTGGATGATCGGCTGCAGAGCGGCGGGGAAGTTCTGAATACCCATGTGGGATGATCCTTGAGGATGTGAGGCAAACGAAAACGCCGCCGCCGGAGTTCAATCCGGTCGGCGGCGTTGATGATGGGCAGAGCTGCGTGCTGGAAGATCAGCGGCGCTTGAGGAGTGCGGTGCGGGCCGCCTGCCATTCGGCGTGGGACATCTGTTGGGCAGATTTGGCCGAGGGCGGCGTGCTGGGTGGGGCAGCGCCTGGCGTGGAAGTGGTGGCGTGGTGGAACAGCCACGGCTTTTCGCGACGAAGATCGGCCATCAGGCGGTCCGCGCCGTCGATTTCGCCCTTGTCGGTGAGCCGAACGCGGGTGGGATCGACGAGTTTGAGGCCATCCAGATCGATCATGCCTGCCCGAACGGCGTGCAACTTCAGTTCGGCTTGGGTCAGACGGGTCTGATGCGCCTGGGCTTGCTCGTGCAGTTGCCGTTCAAGGGCTGCAACGCGCGGGTCGTCCGGGAATGCCGGTGGTTCAGTGGACAGCAGCGTTGGAGCGGGCTCAGAGACCGTGGTGGCAAAGGTGATGGGATGGAGCGTCATGAGTCAGCGTGCCTCCTGAACAATGCGATCGCCCTCCAGGGCTAGGTCTTGAATGGAGTAGAGATCGGCGACATTGCGTCGCGCGGTCTCTGCCGAGATGATCCGGGCATCGATGAGCCGGACCAATGTTGCCGCATCGGCAGAGCGGTCCTGGGCGTCTGGCGGATACCAGCGCGGCCATTGCAGACGGAGCCGCGCGGTGCGGTCTAGGGCTGCAATCGGTTGGGCGTTGATGAGCAGTGGGAAGCAATTGCTTGCCTCGATGACCATGCGCATCAGCTGCAACATGGCGTCGCCATAGGAGACGCGCAGATTGTCGGCGAGGTAGATCGGCCCCTGGTTCATCATCTCCAGCGCCCGGCCAGATTGTGCAGTAGCGAGGCGGTCAGCACTGGCGCGATTGCCATGTACACCTTCGAGCGCCATTTCGCGCAGGCAGCGGACATAATCGATCACCGCTGCCGCGGCCGTGCCGCCGATTTCCAGTAGACGGGCATCGCCGCCCTCGGTGACAACGAGGGCATTGCCGCCACCACGGACCAGTTCCTGCGCGTCGCCGGCGGGCTCCTTGATCAGCAGCGTGGGATCGGAGCTGTATTTGAGGCCGCGACCGGCTTGGCTGAGTTGGTAGTCGATCTCGATTCCGGTTTCGATGGCGGGCTTGAAGGTGCAGGCACCATCAATGCCGTCAGCACCATCGGGGCCGCCGGGGAGATTGCGGATCCAGACGATCGGTACGAAGCCGAGGCCGTGGCGGGTGGTGCGGTCGGGGTCAATGCGTGGCGGTTCGTCGCTGTTGATCGGCCAGGGCTGGAACCAGGTCTCGGCGACATTGTCCCAGACCCGCATGAACCAATACTGAGCCTGCGGCTCGGCGATGGCGTAGCCCATCTGGGCAAGGGCAATGCCGGGGACTTTGTATTTCTCGATGACGGTCTCCAGCGTGTCAGGCGCATCGGCCTGCCAGCGCGGGGTGAGGAAGAGGGTTTCCATCACACGAAGAAATACGCGGCCCTTCAGCACCCGGAGCTGAACGGCCACCGAGCCGACCGCGCCGCGCTGGGCGGCTTCCTGCATGGTGGCGTTGAGGCGGGATTCGGCTGCGATATCGGCCAGCGTGGTGCGCAGGGCGGCATCGTCGGTGTCGATCTGCGGAAAATGGCCGTCGCCGAAGACGAGGCTGACGCTGTCATCAACGACGATGCGGGCGAGCGGGTAACGCACCGACGGACGGCGCTGGCGCAGCGGAATGTATTCACCGCCAGAACTGCGCTCATCTTGGAATTCGTAAGGCAACACATCGTAGAGCGTGCCGTCCTGCACGCGTTTGAAGAGGGCTAGATGGGCGGTGCGCGGCGGATAGTCGGGATCGGGCGGCGTCAGGGCGGCAATGGTGTCGAGCATGATGCAGCCTTCGGTTGGAATGCTTCAGCGCGCCAGATGCGGCAGACTGAGGCGGATGGCGGGGGCGGAAGACGTCAGGAGTTGGGCAAAGGCCCGGCTCAGCGCGTCCACTTGGTCGTCCTTGCGGCCCTGCGGAAAGTCGCGCAGTTCATCGAGTAAAGCGCGGTTCCATGGCGCACGGAGAAGCGAGAGTGACCCAGCTTCAACGGCGGCAGCGGGCAAGGTGGCGCGGGTGAGTTTCGAGCCAGTTTCCGGACTGGCGCGAACACGAAAGCCCGCCAGACGCTGCGACAGCCAAGCAACCTGCTGCTTGCCGGCCTGTCCTGGGTCTTGTGGCAAGGAGATCAGAACCCCTGCCCCATCCTGTGACGCGACGGCGCGAATGGTGTCGGCAACTTCGGAAGGTCCGGCACGAAAGCGAACGACGTCGGTGAGGATGTGCTGGCCAGCTTCGGTCAGCGCCAATTTGAGACCGACGGTCCAATCCGGATCGCGCCCTTCGGTGGCAGACGTTGCTGCGAGATCCCAGGCACGAATTTCGCGTTTGAGCGGCGGGAGTGCATCGATGATGGGAATGCGGGTGGTGAGGAACAGCGCCTCGGCATCGGCTGTTGGATTCTGTTGAAACAGGGCATTCCACACCCGCGCGCCGACAGTGCAGCGCTTGCGGGCAAGGGCTTCTTCGTTCTCCCATTCCGGCCAGAGCGCCTCGCCGGGCGTGCGTCCGAGCGGGTCATTGGCCTCGGCCAGCGCGGGCAGACGCAAGACGGTCCAGGACGGGTCCGTGTCGAGCAGGCGCCCGCCGAGATCGTCCGGATGCCAGCGCGTCATGGTCAGCACGATGCGACCCTTTGGTTTGAGGCGGGTGGCGAGGTCGGAGCGATACCAATTCCACAGGCTGTTGCGCGCCGATGGGCTGTCTGCCTCGGTATGGGATTTGATCGGGTCGTCGATCAGCACGAGGTCGGCGCGGCGTCCGGTGATCGGCCCACGAATGCCACAGGCGAAGTAGTCGCCCCCCAGGGAGGTTCGCCAACGGGCGGCGGCTCGATCATCTTTCTGTAGAGCGAAGCCGAGCCGTTCACCCTGGCTGCGGATCAGTTCGCGAACCCGGCGGGCAAAATGCTCGGCCAAATCGGCTGTGTGGCTGGCCGATATGATTGAACTGCGTGGGTGATGGGCGAGGAACCAAGCTGGGAAGAGCACCGTGGCATAGGTCGATTTGGCGTGCCCAGGCGGCAGAAGCAGCATCAGACGATCAATGTCCCCGCGTGAGATGGCCTCCAGATTGTCCAGCATCAGGCGGTGATGTCGGGCCGGGGATTGTTCGTGCTGTTTGAGGATTTCGATGGACCAGTCGGTCAGCGAGGAGACGGATGGACTATCAATGGCTTCCGCTGCCGCATCGGCTTTGGCTGGGCGAGATTTGGTCATGCGGGTAGGCTCGCCTTTCGGAGATCGTCGCAGAGCGGGCCATGCACATTGTGCGCAGGCCGTCAGGACAGACACTTACTGGCTGGCATCATTGGAAATTATGGGGGCGGTTGTGGGGGGAACGATGCCCGCGACGCGACACACCGCCGCAGACGCCACAAAACCGCATCATGGCGTTGCTTATAGGCCATCCTGGGGTGGTTGGGAAGAAAAACCTGTTTTTCATAAGATTTTTTTCCCTAATTGCAGTGCCGGACAGAGCGGGAAATGCAAAAAATCTCTTTTGAATTTTCCCCCGATATCGGACGGATCTGCACATCGATGATCGATGCCACGAAGAATTCCGTTTGGTTTTCAGTGGATTGGACAAGAACGTTCAGATGCCTGCACGATCTTGAGAAGGCGCGCCGGGTGAATGTGGCGAGACTGGGGCGCAGTTTCTTGACGTTATGGGTTGATCTCCTGGCCTTCTGTGGGATTTATACCAGAGGTTCGTGCCCGTTTAAGCGGGCATGCGACGCAGTCTTTGGATCGACTATTCGTCAAGAAGGGTCGCCTCAGAGTGTGGTGTTATCGCCTGGAGCGAAGACCTGCACAGGGTGGCATCGACGGGATGGAAAGAAGATGAACGCGCGAGGCAAACGGCTTTTGCATAGAGATTTTTGGCCATTGCTTGTCACCGGTTTTCTGTTGGCAACCCCTGCCATGGCGGCTGATCCGATGGATCAACTGAACTCAGCGGTGACTCAACCCGGCAAGACCGCACCGCAGACGACCAAGCAGGCAGCCAAATCTGACACCAAAAAACCTGCCCCACGGACGACCCTCGCAGCCAAGGCCGTGACGAAGAAAGTGACAGCTTCTGTCACGCCGTACGCGATTGCGACGCATTTGACACCGATTGCCGCTGGAATTCCGCTGACCCAAGTGCATCGCGTGGCACAAGCCGACGGTGGTGCTGCAGCGCAGGGCTTTGATCGTGCACTGCTCGATGACGGCACGTTCTGGCGCGAAGAAGGCAGCAGCGCCACATGGCAGCAAACCGGGATGGCCAGTTGGTATGGCGGTCCGCGCTGGCAGGGCAAGCGCACCACTTCCGGTGAGCGTTACGACCAGAATAAATTGACGGCAGCCCACGCGACGTTGCCGATTGGAACGCAAGTGCGCGTGATGCGCACGGACGGCCGTGGCTCGGTGATCGTGACGATCAATGATCGCCCTGGCTCGCGCACGCGCATCATCGATCTGTCACGCGAGGCGGCCAAGGAGCTTGGTATCCTGACCGCCGGCGTGACGATGGTGACTTTGCAGCCGCTCTAACGCGGCGATGGCGCTGACCCATGAGGGGCGCGCAGTCCCCTGACGATCAGATCAATGCCCTGCGCGTGCCAGCGCTGGATGGCCTTGTGGTCGGCACCCAAAAGGCTGGCCAGCCTTCGCCATGGATAGAGATGTCGTCCGGTCAGCGGCCCAACCAGACAGCGGGCACCAACAATGCGTTTGAGGACGTATTTGTCAGCGGGGATGAAGGCGATCCATCCCATGGTCTCATCCATTCGGCTAATGTCTGCCGAACTCGGCGCGGGTGGGCGTAGCCGGGTTTGTGGTGACTGCCAGCCATAAGCTTCGATAGCGGAGTGCACGACATCATGCCGACTCATGCGCAGCCGAGTGCTGGGGCCGGTATTGGGCATGGTCAACAGGATAGTGCCTGCGGTTTCCAGCCTAGCGACCACAAATGTCGAGTCGATTGCCGGAACGTCTTCTGTAATTGCCAACAAATACTCCGGTGGCTGTGATGATGGCGCGGGCATGTGATGCTTCCCCAGTTCAAGAATGTGTGGCTGTCGGCAGCATTCGGGCCACCGCTCGGCGTTCAAGGAAAAGTCGCCGTGTAATCTCTGCCTGGACGAGGTCATGGAGTGCCGTTTGTGCCA